TGCCTACGAGATCAAGCGTGTATTCCTAGCGGGTCAAGTCCTCATATTGGTTGTCACCATGCTGAAATGAACGCCGTTTGTAATTCTGCATCTATGGGAACAAGCACTAAAGGCGCTTGGGCAATTGTCAACGGTGAACCTTGCCTTATGTGTGCTAAGATCCTTCATCATGCTTTGATTGCTACCGTTGTAATCATTCGAGGGGCGTACCTTGGTGCAAAACTAACAGGTGATGAAGGTGTGCAATATTTACTTGATCATAATGTCAAAGTAATCTTTGAAAGGGTGGAGCATGTTTGATTTTTTATATAGTTTTAATGGTTGCGTGTTCGCTACTGCCATTATTTACTTGTCAATTTGGCTTTTGAATGCTTGGTATGAACTAAGATTTATCAAGTTCAATAAGTTACAAATCATCTCTATAACTATGCTCATTGCGGGGCTTGTTTGCTTCGTTTACCTATTAAGCGTTCAAATGCCTGCGATCATTGCAACTTTCATGTTTGTAAACTTGCTTATTGGTTCGCTTGAGGCGGAGGGCGGGGGGAAATAGTATGAAGGGGAATAGTTTAATCGTTCGCTTATGGATCAATGATGAATGTATCTTAGATATATGTGAGAGTTTGGGGCGTGTGCATAGTATCTTAGAACCCTTTGTTCTTAGCAAGATAAGAGAACTAGAAAATAAGTATCAAGGGCGGGCAAGGCAAACAATTTTAATCATGTCTTAGTGTTCTATGGGTGAGGAGAAAACTATGGAAAATAGGAGATAGATCATGCTCTCACAGAAAACTCTTAACATTGCATCTTTTTTACATTCAATCTCAGATATTCTACGAGGCGATTACAAGCGTTCAGATTTTGGAAAGGTGATTTTACCTTTTACATTGCTTAGGCGCGTTGAGTGTTTACTTGACGAATTGCCAAATGATACTCTTGTTTCAAATAAAGCAAATCTTCGTTTGAAAGATTGTTTGATTAATTCACAAGTGAACTTATTTGCATATATACAAGGATTCTCAAGTGACATTATAGATATTTTCAAACATTTCGAATTTGATAGGCAGATTGAAAAACTTGCGCATGTAAATGTATTATCATTAATCATTGCTAAGTTTGTTCAAGTTGATTTACATCCGTCCGTTGTTAGTAATGCAGATATGGGTTTGATCTTTGAAGAATTAATTCGTCAATTTGCTGAGGATTCAAATGAAACGTCGGGGGAACATTACACGCCTAGAGAAGTTATTAAGTTGCTTGTTGATTTACTTTTCTTTGATGATTGTTCAAATAGTGATATTCGTACGATTTACGACCCAACAGCGGGGACAGGGGGGATGTTATCCGTAGCTGAGGACTACTTAAAAACAAAGAATGCAAACATTAAGCTAGTTGTCCATTCGCAAGAGTTAAATGGTGAGAGTTACGCCGTTTGCAAAAGTGATATGCTTCTTAGGGGTCATGATATAGGTTTAATCAAGTTTGGAAATACTTTATCCAATGATCAACATGCTAATGCTAAATTTGATTATAGTATTTCAAACCCCCCGTTTGGCGTGGAATGGAAGAAAGTTGAGAAAGAAATAAGATTAGAGCATGAGAAACTAGGGTTTGATGGTCGATTTGGCGCAGGGTTACCTAGAGTTTCCGATGGTAGTTTGTTATTTCTGCAACATCTCATATCTAAGATGAAAGCGCCCCAAGACGGCGGGGGGCGTATTGCTATTGTTTTAAATGGTTCGCCATTGTTTACAGGTGGCGCAGGTTCGGGGGAAAGTGATATTCGCAAGTATATTATGGAAAATGATTTACTAGAAACCATCATAGGCTTGCCTACTGATATTTTTTATAATACGGGAATAGCAACATATATTTGGTTATTATCCAATCGTAAAGCCCCAGAACGACGGGGGCGCGTACAGTTGATTAATGCTATTAATATGTGTCGCCGAATGAGAAAGAGCTTAGGAAGTAAAAGAAACGAGCTTTCACAAGAGCATATAAGCGAAATTGTTCGCTTATATGCAGAGTATAAAGAAAATAATACTTCAAAGATTTTTAAAAACGAAGATTTTGGATACTACACAATTACTGTTGAGCGACCATTAAAAGACATTGATGGTAATGACATTTTAATCACAAAGGGCAAACAAAAAGGGCAAATACAACCCGATCCCAATTTACGAGATACGGAGAACATACCAATAAACGATGATATACATGATTATTTTAAAAGAGAAGTTTTACCACATGTTCCGGATGCTTGGATTGATCATGAAAAAACTAAAATAGGATATGAATTTTCATTTAATAAACAGTTCTATGAACATACACCACTTAGGGATTTGCGAGATATTGAGAAAGAAATAAGGCAACTAAATAAAGAGATCATCGCTTTGATGGATGATATATTTGATGATGATGAATTTTATTGAGTATAAAAAAGGTTGATCCGTGTTCTTATTTTGAACTCTAAAAAGGATGAGAACTATGTTAATTGGATATGCACGAGTATCTACAGAAGATCAAAACTTAGAAGCACAAATTGACTATTTAAAAAGTGTAGGATGTCAAAAGATTTACCAAGAGAAAATGACGGGACGAACAAAAGACCGCCCAGAACTCAAGAAAGCCATGCACCAATTAAAAGCGGGGGATTCGTTTGTAGTTTTGAAACTTGATAGACTTGGGAGATCAATGAAAGATTTGATTGACTTAGTAGAACAGATTAAATCAAAAGATTGTCACTTTAAAACAAGCGATGGCATTGACACAAGTACACACATGGGGACTTTCATTTTTCATATATTTGGGGCTTTGGCTGAAATGGAATTAGGTTTGATTAGAGAACGAACTAAACTAGGATTGAAAGCGGCTAAAGAGCGGGGGCGTGTTGGTGGACGACCTAAAGGATTATCTAGTAAACTTGATAGCGTGAAAGACACAGTCAAAGAACTTTACATAAAGCAAAATAGCATTGCGGATATTTGTAGAATATGCGCCATTTCACGAGGTTCTATTTATACCATTTTACGAGCTTTAAACATCCCTCTGAACACACAGGATTAATACTATGAGTATGAAAAAAAGATACACAAGCAAACAACCAAGCACAAACACCCGTGAAATAGCTTTGTTTGAATTGTTTGAGGATGCCAAGCTATTAAGATCATTTGTTGAACAATATATGCGAGTAGATCATGATCTTGATGCAAAGTTACTGAAACTAGAAAACAAGATTAACCAACAAAACATACTAAGCAATAAGCAAACCTATAAAAATCGTCATATTGCAACGGATGAAGAGATCATAGCAACCTATAAAAAGGGGGGATCATTGTTGACTATGGCAAGACGAATAAACATTTCTACTACTCAACTTATCACCAAGGCAAAGCGTTTAGGCTTATATCAACCCGTTATCAAAGAACAAATAAGCAAGCCCACAGCCCCCAAGACTAGGAAACATAAGATTAATGATGAAGAGTTTATTAACCTAATTAAGCAGGGGCCAATCTCTTGGCGTGCCTTGTCTATTCATTTTGATGTGTCTATGGATTGCGTGATCTACACGGCTAAAAGATTAAATATTAAGAAGGTGGATATGAACACAGTACTTTTAAAACTCACTAAAGCAAAGTTACAAAAAGCCTTAGAGAAAAAAAGATCATGGAAAACAATATCTTTGCATTTAAATGTTTCCATTTCTCTTTTGATGAAAAAGGCTAAAGAATGGGGATTAACAAAAGAACGAATGAAGCCGGGGGCAAAACGCAAGCCAGTTAATCAATAGTTCTTATATAAAATTTTAGAGTATTCATTGAACTATGTAAACTTGTGCAAGATTAACAGGAGTACAAAATGAACAAGTTTGAAAAGATAGCAAGTGATCTATCTACAATTTTATCTATGAAAAATGAAGCCTACGGGAATGCGTTTGACAAGACAACGCAAATACTCACGCTTCTTTACCCCAATGGGATCAAGGTAGACCAATTTAAGGATGTTCATGTGATTGTTCGCATGCTTGATAAGCTCTCTAGGATTGCAAGGGATAACGACCCTATGGGAGAAAGTCCATATATGGACATAGCAGGTTATTCTATTTTGGCACTTGCTAGGGATGAGGACTATGAAAACTAATCAAGTGTTAAACGGTGACTGTTTAGAATTGTTACCAAGTATCCCCAGTAAATCCGTTGACATGATACTTTGTGATTTACCCTATGGGACTACTGCGTGTTCATGGGATTCAGTTATCCCTTTAGATAGGTTATGGGCTGAGTATGAACGAGTAATCAAAGATAATGGCAACATAGTTTTAACCGCTCAAGGTATGTTCTGTGCGGAGTTAATGTGTTATAGAAAAACATGGTTTAACCATGATTATGTATGGATAAAGAACCAACATTCAAACTTTGCTTTAGTAGGTATCCAGCCACTACGTATCTTTGAAAATGTGCTAGTGTTCAGACCACCAAGAAAAGATGATATAGAGATACAATTTAACAAAGAACTAAGGGCGTATTTCAAGCAAGTAAATGAGTTCATAGGCAAATCAAAAAAAGAAATCATTGATAAGATAGGGCAATCCGCAGATCATTGTTTCCGCTATGCCTCTTCTCAATTTGAGCTATGTACAAGAGAAACATATGATCAATTGATTGCGTGTTTCAAGATTGACCAGATGCAGGGCTTTTTGAACTTTGAAACTTTGCAATCTATGAAAGAAGAATTGACTCCTTTTACTTTTAACTTTGATGATCGTATTAAAAGTACAAAGCAAATAAAGAACAATGCTTTTAATAAGGAAATGTACGTAGGAAAGCGCCCTATAAAAGATATAGGATACACAAAAACACTGTATGACAATTATCCACGAAACACGTTATATTTTGATTGTGAACGTGGGAAACACCCAACCCAAAAGCCTGTTGCATTGTTTGAGTATTTAATAAGAACCTATTCAAATGAAGGGGAAGTAGTGCTAGATAATTGTTCAGGAAGCGGGACAACAGCGATTGCGTGCTTAAATAGTAATAGGCGCTTTATTTGCATGGAAAGGGATGAAACCTATTACAAGTCCTCACTTGAACGCATAGCAAATCATGAACCCTTGTTAAACTTAGGAAAATAGTAAATATGAAGATTGATCGCTTGGAGTTCATAGAACAAAGAATAGAGTCCTCTCAACCCTTGACGCCCTTAGAAATCCTTGAATTATATGACAAACCATTTACACCGACAAAACCACGCGCCCCATTGCCAGATGAAGCGGTTAAAATGTATCATGCGGGGGCGTCGTATTCAGAGATCGCCCGATTCTTGGGGTTGCATGCAAGTTCTGTACGGGGGCGCTTCATTTCCCATGGCATAGCACCAAATAAACGCAAATAAAACTTGCTTAATTGGTTTAAAGTGTTACATTGCTACTTGATACATGTCTCTTTTTGTGAGAGTTGAACGAACGAGACCCATGTAATGCGTAGCACCTTTTAGGCATGTATCAAACTAGTATCAAAGCGCTTGTTTTGTTTTCTGCTTTAGTTTCAAGTGCTTTGATACTTTCTATCTTTATCTTTGTTTCTCAATGTGAAATCGTTTAATTTGTTATACTAGAAACAAAAGATAAAGGAGTATCATGACAAAACTTAAATCAACGATTCACCAATTGGCGGAGCTTGCCGATATCTCAGAAGAATTGTTACAAAAAGCCCTAAAAACAGCGGAGGCGGGGGGCAATGTTGAACCTTCTGCATATGATCTTGACCCATCAAACTATTCCGCTTATACAAGTTCAGATAGTTACCGAGGTTCAGAGCATGAGGGGACAAGTCAACTTGATTACGATATTATGACTTATATGTCACGCGTCCCCGTGGTTTCATCGATCATTCAAACTAGAATAAATCAAATCGCTGAGTTTTGTATCCCCCAAGAGGATCAATTCAAGGCGGGCTATGTAATTCGCTTAAGAGATAAGACAAGAGAACCCACAGACGAAGAGCGCAAAGAAATACAGACGCTTAGCGCATGGTTAGAAACTTGTGGGGAAGGTTACAAGTTTGGCGGCGCATGGGATTTTGAGAGCTTTGTAAGAATGATCGTAAGAGATAGTTTAATCTATGATCAAGCCTGCTTTGAAATTATTAAAAATAGGGGCGGGGCAATCATTGGCTTCATCCCCGTAGATGCAACGACCATTAGACGGGCAAGTGTTACCGAGGAAGAAAAAAATAGTGGTCATCGTGATTGGGTTGATAGTGCCTTTATTCAAGTGATCAATGGGAAGCGTGTAGCGACTTTTGACAACGATAAATTAGCTTTTTGTATTCGTAGGCCTAGAACATCCATTGTTTCCCGTGGTTATGGTTTCCCAGAACTTGAAGAATTGGTTAAAGTAGTAACGCACTTAGTCAACGCTGAAACCTATAACGCCTCTAATTTTACAAATGGGATACATGCCAACAGTATCTTAGCGATCAAGAGCAAGATGAACCCTCAACTATTTAGAGCGTTTAAGCGTGAGTTCTATGCTAATCTTTCAGGCCCCGCACAGGCAAAGAGAACGCCTATTATCCAACTTGACCCAGAAAGCCAAGAAGAGATTGAAAGCGTGAACTTGGGGGCAACAGCCGAAGAGATGGGCTACAAAGATTGGCTTGGTTACTTAACAAAAGTAGCCTGCTCAGTGTATCAAATTGATCCCGCTGAATTGGGCTTTGTTTTTGGTACAGAAGGGCAAACAGGCGCATTGACCCAACAAGGCCCCGGCGCACGTATTCAAGCATCTAAAGATAAAGGCTTGTACCCATTACTAAGAAGTGTTCAGAATTGGATTAATAGGCATATCATTCACCAAATCAATGAGAAATATGAACTTAGATTTATGGGGTTGGATGCAGACACAGAAAAAGACGCCTTAGCTTCCGATATTCAGAGGGTTTCCAATTACATGACAATCAACGAAATCCGAGCAAAACACAGCTTAGAAAAGATTGAAGGGGGTGATGTCATCTTGAACCAAGCATACATCACCGCCTTGGGCATGAGTCAACAACAAGCACAAGAACAACAAGCCCCCCAAGATCAAGAAGAGGATGATTATGACCAAGAAGAAGGGCAAGAAGAAGGCGGTGAAACACAGGATCAAGAAGAACCCACGCAAGAGGATAACGAGGAAGCGGCGGTAACTAAAGCACTAAATAAAAATAAATTCACAGTAGAAATTTAGTTTGTTATATAATGATCCTTGATATTAGAAACATAGAAACAAGGATTAAAAAGATGATGCGTTTTACTGAAATTGCAGATGATCTTATTAAGGCAATAGGCCATAAATATGTTCGTAGAATCCCTAAGGGCGTTACTAAGACCGGGGCAATTAGATATATTTACTTTTATCATGACGCGAATAGACCAGAAAATGGCCAAGAAAAAACACCTATTGCGTTCAGTGATATTGTAAAAGACACTAAACGATTAAGTACGGATGTCCGTAATATGAAAAAATTACCCACGTACCTATATCTTAAAAACGCGGATGATGTGGTTGATCATTATTTATCTGATCCGAAATTAGGGCAACGCTTTACAGTGATACCAGATATTAAAGAGAAACTAAAGGCGCATATTAACAAAAAACAAGGCCTTAATGTATTAGATGAAAAATCTAGTATGTTATTAAAAAATACTTTAGAGGCGCTTGGATTACAAAGACAGCCCGCAACTCTTGACAATTTGCCTTTCTTATTAGATGCGTCTATTCTTCATAAGCTCTTTGATGTAGATGCCTTGAATGTTGCAAGAGATCGGGTATTACGAGAGCAACATAAAAAACAATATGCTTTTGAAGATAAGTTTGAAAAGCTACTTGATAACCCCGAACAATTAAGTAAAGACGCTAAAAGTATGCAACAATTACCCTCATACTTGTATAGCCAAAACGCAGATCATGTGATTGATGTATATTTATCGGATGCAAAATTAGGCGGTAAATTTGCGGATGTCCCCCATGTTAGAAACATCTTAAAAGATCAAATTACCAAAAAACAGGGTGAACATCTACTAGATGATAAAGGCTTCAAACAGCTTAAAAATACTATTGAGGCGATTTCTTTGCGGAATGAATCTATCGACCTTCAAAAAATGCCTTTCTTATTAACAGCTAATGCATTAAACAATTTATTTGATACTCATGCTTTAAATGTCGCTAGAGATGTGGCAATCAATGATCGTATGAAATAGCGCAATAAAATAAATTCACAGTAGAAATTTAGTTTGTTATATAATGATCCTTGATATTAGAAACATAGAAACAAGGATTAAAAAAGATGTTTAGATACTCATTTATCGTAGATTCATTGCTCAAGGCAATGACTCATAAATATGTTCGTAGAATCCCCAAAGGGGTCACCAAGACAGGCGCAACCAAGTATGTTTATTTCTATGCAGGTCAAGAAGGACATGGTAAAGGGATTGCGCATGAGAATGAACTTGTTACCGGTGCGTCTTTTGCATTTGGTGAACATGGAAAAACAAGATACCATGCACATATTACAAAAGTAGACGGGGATAAAGTTACTGTAAAATATGATGACGGTGCTAAAAAAGGCACTGAAGAAACAATGACTAAGAAGCAATTTCAAAGCATGATCCACGGTGAACACGCAACAGGGATTAAACAAGCAAAAGAGAAAGCTGAGAAACAATTAAAAGATTTCCAAGCAGGCAAAGCAAAAGGCGTTAAGGTTAAGCAAGAAACACTTGATAAACTAGAACAGAGAGTAAAGAATCTTGATGACTTGACAACAAAAGAAAAAGACGCACAATTAGGCATAATTAAAGAAGGTATAAGCAAACTATCCACCCCATTACCCGTAAAACAAGTATCCCCAAATTTTCAAGGTGTCATAGACGCCCCCGTCATTCATCTAGGATTATTCGGTAAAAGTGCCTTGAAATTAATTGACCCTAATATACAT